CCAGATCCTGCCATTTCTATAGCTCTTGCTTGAGCTTCTGCTATAGTAGTGTATGTATCTACTGTATTAATTACTTGAGATTTAAACATCTGAGACATATCTACATCTATTTTTTTACCTTCAATCTCTGGGATAATTTCGCCATCTATTGGTAGTAAATTCGCAGGTACATAATAATCATTTAACTTAGTATTTTGATCATCCATGCCATAGCTCATAGCAGCTCTTTTTTCATTAGGAGTTAGCCACCACGCTTGAGACATTTGTCCCACTACCTTATCCATTTCCTCTTGAAGCTCTGGAATAGCGCTATAGTCAAAGTCAATATAAATCTTATCTCCATACTGAGGAGCGAGCCATCTATTCAATTCATCTCTGATTTTATTTAGCTCTGGAATTACAGCATTTTGATAAAGCGCTTTTTTCGCTTCCTTCATATTGTTGTAAGTCGTGCTGTCTGTATTATTTAAAAGCTGTACTGGAACATTATAGATATTACATAAATCCTTAATAGTGGCGTTATATTGCTCTATAAGCGATAGATCAGAGGCATTAAGTCCAAAGTTTACCCAGCTGAGTTTCTTAGGTGTTATAATAACATCTCCAGCATTTTCACTTCCCTGGTATTGTTGTTTAAATTTTTCCTTTAATGCTCTAGCTTGAGTTTCATTTAGATCACCTTCATCAGACATAAGCACCCCCCTAGCTGTTTGATTCTGTAAATATTTTACTCCTGTAGTTAGCGCCTGGTTATTAGCATCCATTACTCTGAGTCCAGCTTTTAGTGGAGACATTCCATAAAGATGTGATCCAGTTCCATCATAATAAAGGTTATTATCCTTTATATGACAGATTTCATCAGCTGCTATTTTATATGATCCATTATAAGATAAAGTATATTCTTTTACTGGCTGCATAATACCTCCAGAGTTAATTTCTATTTTTTGAGATGGCAATACATATAGTTCTTTATATTTACCAGCTCCTATACCTGTCTCTGGCGCTATACCATAAATATATCTATTTCCAGTAAGTTTTCCGAAAGCTATAATTTCCTGGATCCAGCTGGAATAGCTTTGAGCTGGATTAGGTCTATCTAGCAACTGATGTAAATCAGTGCCTTCTAATTCAACTAATGCTTTTTTTTGCAGCATCTTAGCTTGCAGCACTGTATTTCCGTTAAACTCTCCAGATGTGAGAGCTTTATATCTTTTTAAGTCGTTTTCCTTTTGTACTTCATAAACTTGAAAAGGAATATTTGTCGCTGCTTTAGTTATTAAATTAACTATTGAGTAAATAGTTGCATTATACCTATATCCTTTATCAATATAAGTATCATCATTTTCTGGATTCCAAACCAATGAATCGCCTAAATATTTATAAATAGCTTTATTAAAATCTATATGAGTTTTAGATGCGCTTTTAGAAACAATGTTTTTGAATCTATCTAGTAGAGATGCCATTAAGTCGATTTATTTTATTATACAAAAATAGTAATTAAATTACAAAGAAATCAGCACGCTTAGCGTATTGACTATAAACTCCATATCTAATAGCGTCCATAGCGTGATTGAAGCGATCCACTGGTTTGTTTATGATGGTTCCATCCTTTATTTCCTGCCAGTAATAGTTATTATATTCTTTTATTATATTTTTAGATTCCTGGGAGATTATTATATTAAATTCTTTAAGTAGTGAAATGCCAGCATTGATAGATCCAGTTCCTTTTACAGCTGGTTTAACAAACATTCCTAGTCGTTTCATTTCCTCTCCACTCTTTGGCTCTGCAGCATCATAGAAAATTAGCGTTTGATCATAACCCAAATGTTTTAGCTCGTCTACGATGTCACTGTTTGTTAACCCTGTTTTATATATAAGCTCATGTATATATATGTTATCTCCTTTACGAACTATGTAATTTGCTGAAGTAGGATCATTAGTATAACCAAAATCTAATCCTATAACGCCTTCTGAATCCCTATCAAACTCTGGGAACTCTCTATGAGACATGAATGTCCAGTTGGTAAATATTTGTCTAGCTGAAAAAACCGCCTTTTGACCTTCACCAAATACTCTCCAGTAATCTGGATCACGCTCTCTCATCCTTTCAATCTCGTAAACCAAGTCATCTGGGAGGAATTTATTGTCTTTATAAGTCGTTATCCAGGTATCGCAATCATTCCTAGGTATTATCTCATCATAAATCCAGTGAACTGGATCAGATGGATTGAAATCTAAAATCATAAAATCAGTACATCTCATATTGATCTGGCGAAAGTCCTCCATATCTAGCTCATTAGCTTCATTTAAAAAAGCTATGTTTCTTTTTCTACCTCTGATTTTTTGTGGTGTATCTACTGATAAAAATTCTACTAAGTGATTTGAATAAGTGAAATGCCCTTCGACCTTATTTAGATTAGCTCCATTATCGTACATTCCTACAGCTTCTGCTATTTCCAGGAAATCTCTTTGAACAGATCCCTTTAATGCTGGTAGTGTTTTTCTAATAATTGAAATAACCAGCGGCTCTTTACTTTCCGTTAACAGCCATATTAAATACTGACATACAGCATATGTCTTTCCAGATCTAGTACCCCCCTGGTGAACTCTTAAACGAGCTGTAGAACTCTTTAAATCGTAAAACTGTCTATTTACCTTCTGGATCATTTCCCTGGTCTGCTGGGATCCACTCTATTACTCTCGACTTCAATCCCCCTGTTTGTCTAATTTCCTGCTTAGTTCCGTTTAACCTATGAGCTTCATGCTCCTCAGAAATCATCTTCATAGCTGCTATCTGCAATGAAGGAGTTTCTGAATTAATCCAGTTGGATAACATCTTTGTTTTTTTTCCTACTCTCATTTCTTCTACTGCCTTTTTTATAGCGTCCGATTCATGTAATTTATGATTATAAAAAGTTTCTTTAGAACATGGTAAAAATGCCACTATATGCTCCATAAACATTAATTTATGCTTATTGATTGCAATTAGTGATTTTTTCTCTAGTTCTTTTGTATCGTAAGCCATTTTATTTTTTTTTAAACCAATGAATATTAAATCCGAATATAAATAAGAAGAATTGTAGAGTGTGCCTTTTGTCATCTGCTAAAACCTCTATCATCTCTATATCTTCATTAGAATAGTTAATACCGAACATTATACCATAAATAGGAAAAAAATCAATTTCTAACATCCTTAAATTTATTATACAAAAATAGGTAAAAATCCCAGATAGCTTGCTGGTAATTCTTTTTCTCATGTAACTTATTCGAAGTGTGAGCCACTCCATCTATAGAATAAACTAAAATAAATTGTCCCCCCCTGGGTTTTGGATAAACTTTTATATGATTATCACAGCACCATTTAAAAGCATCATAATGCAGCTGTTCAGTATTTACTATTGGCTGTTTATATTTTTGTCTTTTTGCCATAATTAAAAAGGTACTTTATCATGAACTACTGTAAATCTTTGTTTTTTCTCATCTATTGATTTATACACCCCCCCACCCTTAAAATCTGGAGCAACAGTGAACATTCCCTGGCTTCCATTTTCTTTGCGCTTTACTTTTTGTATATGCATCTGAACAGCATCAGATTTATATTTAGTTATCTCGCCTAATGATCTGTATACTGTAACACAATTAAATGCCTTATTAAAAAAGTCACTAGATCCAGAAATATCATAAGGAGTTGGAACTTGGTAAATACCAGATTCACTAATAGACATTTTTCTAGGATGCGCCACTAGAAAAAGATGAGTTTTTGACTGCTGGCAAAACTGAGTAATCTTAGAAAGCATAACCCCTATATAGGAGTGATCTCTTTGAGCTGAATGGTCAAGCATATTCCAGGGATCAATTACTAAAAGATTAACGCCTTTTTGAAACACCAAATCTCTAAACGCCTCTAGTATGCCATCAAGAGTTAAATTATCTAAATCAATTTTAACAAAATAGAAATGCTCTTCAATAAAATCTTTAGTATTATTTAAATCTTCATTAGTACAAATACGCTCATTAAGTTTATTGGCTAATCTTTTAATATGACCTTCATATGGAAATGATTCTGGAGCAAAAAAAGCTGTTCTATGTCTATAATTTACAGCCATATTACAAGCTATTTGATCTACTACATCTGATTTACCAGAGTTTGGAATACCTGTAACAACTGACCAAGAACCCTCAAAATCAATTTTAAAATAATCATCGCTATCTCCTAAACCTACAGAATAGTTTTTTATACCATTTTCATTATAATTTAATACATCCTTCCATATATCATTAACATTTACTACGCCCTCTAGTGGAAAATGCTTAGAGGTCTTTAAAATATTTCTTAATACTTCAGCACCTTTTTCAATTAAAACCTCATTAGCGTCCTTAAAATCGCCAAATTCTACATATTTACAGCGATATTGTCCGAACCTTCTAGCGAGTTCGTTTCTGAGAGATAATCCTGGCTGATCATTATCGGTACATAAAATAATTTCTTTTTTGTCTTTAAAATATTCCCAGCAGTTATCTAAATAATCTAGTCGCTGATTCCCTTTAGAGGCGCCATTAGGTACTGAGCATACAGAATAAATACCAGCTTCATGCAGTGACAAAGCATCCATTTCTCCTTCTACTATATAAATAGTAGACATTTCATTTATAGAATCTAGACCATAAAAAATAAGCTCAGCTCCAGAAACCATTTTAAAGTTCTTTTGTCCATCTCTAAATTTACAGTTGATGAGTTCACCTTCTCTGAAATAATTAAAGTTTATAGCATTTCTCTCTTTACGAGCTTGAGGAAAGTATTCTATCGATTCTCCTACTTTCCAATGCGCTAAAGTAGCTTCTGTGATACCTCTTTTATTAAACCATTTTATAGTTTTTTCTGACAAATTTGTTTTTGCCTCTGGAGGTTTTACAAATTCTTTTTTTGGTTTAAAATTTACATTTCCACTCCATCCGCAGTTGTGACAATTATAAACGCCTTTATCTAAATTTATAGATAAGCAGGGATCTTTTTTATTTTTTCTAGTGTGCGAGCATTGTGGACAGATTACCTTTTGCTCTATGGCATTACCTTTTGGAGTAATACCTATATTTATAAATTCATTATAATTCATTTTATAGTTTGTTTAATTTGTTTAAAAATAGAAATTCTGATTCTGATAGCAAATTTTTTAGTTTTAAAACATAAGATTCGACTTTTACTTTTTTAATATTTTCTTTTTGAAATAACTGATCATTAGTAGCAAATCCTTTAAATATAAACTCTGGATATTTACAATAAAAAAAAGCAAACCCCCCCACATCAGATTTTGAAAATGCTGGAGTCATTAGCGGCAAATCCTTTTCAGTTACCTTTACATCTATGGATATACCATTCCAGGTTGCATCATATACATCAGTACCTTTGATTTTAGAAGTGTTACCGATATAAAAATCACAATGGAGGTTATAATGCTTACAAAATATAAATTCAGCTCCAAAACCGATAATATTATTGTGGAGGTATTCGTTATTATTGGCGACAGCACCTTTTCCGTTTATACCTGTTAATTCTTTGTTTTTTTGTCTAGCTTTTCCAGTGATCTCTACTATCTTCTGTTCTAATGGCGTTAATATGTATTTATTATTTATTATCATCAGCTAGTATATCAAATTCTTTACCTCCAAATTTTTTAATAAATCTATTTAACTTAGAAACCCCTTGCTTTTTTTCTCTTATTCCTGCTATAGATAAAAAGTTAGTTGACCAAAACTCATCATTGACTGCCTTTTTACATATCCAGTATAGCTGTCTAGGATTTACATCATCCTTAGTATCGCATAACCTAATTACATTAAGCCAGTTTATTTTCTGCAGAGTTGTTTTTGGCTGGTATCTATTTTCAAATAACACTTTGATATGATCATAAGCAGTAACATACTTTTTATCAAAATCAGACACTTTTTTAAAAGTGGCGGTATTATCTTTTATATTATTATTATTATTACTATATATATTAACCTGGACATTTTTGTCCCCACCCTGGGGATCTTTTTGTCCCCCCCCCACATTTTTGTCCATAGGGTAGGAGCTATTAATTTTTATAGTTCTTTTTACTACTCTTTTAGTTTCTTTATCGTATTCTATAACAGAAGATATATAGTTTAAATCCTCTAGCTGCTTTACCCATCTAGAAACAGTTTTTTTATCTACATCATACAACTCTGAAAAATATTTATTAGATGCCCAGGAATAACCTTTTTTATTTGATAAAGCAGTTATCTCGCCAAAAAGTAATTTAGCGTTAGGCGATAGTTTTTCATCATACCTAACCTCAGCTGGTATTATAGCATAGTAATTTGGTTTCATAGTTTGTTTATGTAGATTCTATTAGTTTTTTAATTCTATCACAAAAGCTGCGAATATCACCAAAAATCTTATTAAACTCATCTAAGGTTATTTTATCATCCTCAAATAATTCCCATAAAACTTCAATTAGTAAATCATATTCTGCTCTTGTCATAGTGCCTACATATTCAAATCTGACTGAAATATCTCCAGCTGTGGTGTTTGTGCGCCACATTCTCTGGTCTATTTCATTCCAATAAACATTTTTATAATCAGTCATTAGCCATATAATTATCTATAATATCTTTAGCAGCGTCAAATGTATTACACCACTGTGCATCCCAGGAGGCATTTTTAAGACGTTTTAAGCAGTTTAATTGATTTTCTGTAGGTTTATTATAACCTACCTTTAATTCAAGCGCTAAACCACTGTAATTAGATTTTGTCTCAAAAATTAAAATATCTGGAACTCCTGCAGTTCCGCCTAAGTATTTAAACTTATAACGCTCAAATGGAGATCTTTTACCCTCATTAGGTACATGGATTGCAAAAGCTCCTG